GTGGCTAACTTCATTCGTGAGATCCCTGGTAATAAGATTATGTTTAGTCAAAGAGCAAAGCTTGCAACTAAGCGTAATGTAAATGGTTCAGTTATCTACTACACACCAGTGTTTGAGAAACCTCAGACAATTAAAGTTTCAGAAGAAGATATCACTATGCTCAATGAGTTCATGGAAGATATCAAAGGCTGGAATGATCGAGTGCTCAAAGACTACAATGAGAAAAAAGAGAACGTACTACTCAAGGAAGATTTGGACGTTGCCAAAGACCTTGAGAGTGCTGCCTAATGTCCGACACGCTTCTACAAAGAGTACAATTCTTTTTAGAAGCAGCGTCAAGGGGGGAGTCTTCGGGCATCCCCCCTCATCTCATTCACGACTTTAAGGAGATGTGTGGCTCTGCGCTAGAAAGACAATTTAGCCGTAATGATACGGGGCCTAAGATAAGAATGTCAGGTGTAGGCAAGCCCTTGTGCCAACAGAAGATGGGCATGAGAGATGACATCAAAGAAGATGTTGACTACACATTAGTAATGAAGTTTTTGTTTGGAGACATAATTGAAGCTATTGCAGTAACAGTAATGAAAGCTGCAGGTATCAATGTTGAAGATGAACAGAAACCAGTTCAGCTAGAGATAGGTGGCACTACTTTAAAGGGAACATATGACATCAAGATTGATGGAAAGATTTATGATATCAAGAGTGCTAGCCCTGGAGCATTCTCTATGAAATTTGCTGCTAACCGTGGCTACAACAATGTGAAAGCGGATGATGTGTTTGGCTACGTGCCACAAGGCTACCTGTATTCTGAAGCTGCAGGGTGTGAATTTGGTGGATGGATAGCCATCAATAAGGCCACGGGAGAGTGGGCGGTGTGTAAAGCCCCTTTGCTACAACAAGAAGATAGGGCAGAGGCTTTGAAGAAAAGCCATGATAATATAATTGAAGTGTTAAGTGATAATCCGTTTAAGAAATCTTTTTCAGATACAGAAGAAATTTATAAAGATAGAAAAACAAAAGAAACAAAAAAAACTGGCAATAGATTAATGCATAAGAACTGTGGTTACTGTGGTTACAGAGAACATTGTTGGCCTAAATCAGTGTATAAACCCAAGGCTATCTCAAGAGCAGAGAACAAACCTAGAGTTTGGTATACAAAGTATGTTAAGGAGACGATAGAATGATTTTAATCACAGAACGCTACACAGATTTCATGGTAGATCAAAATCCTTATGCAAGGTTCATTTATTTTGAAACAGAAAAAAAAGATGCTATTACGGACTGTACTAACATAAGAGGCAGAAAAAATGCCGTGCCTATTAGGTACAGAAATAATATGTCAGATAAAGGTCTATGGAAAGATGAAGACTACACAGAAAAAGCTAGTATTGCAAGAGTAGACTTTTCATATGCTTTTGAAAGCAGTAGAGCATCAAGGGTTGTTGTATTTCCTATGATACCATTTAATATTGTTCTTTCTTTTCTTACACCAAAGTATCAAAAGCTTTTTGAGAATGAGTATGCTAAACTGTTAGCACACAATGATATTAGAGATTACAGGTATAACAATGCGTTTTAGATCAAGATTTGAAGCACAGGTTGCTCTGTCACTCGAAAAGCAAGAAATAGATTTTGAATTTGAACCTCACAAGATTGAATTTCAACCGCCCCCTCGTGTATACATTCCTGATTTTTATATACCTGATCACAACTTTTATATAGAGGTAAAAGGAAGATTACGCCAAGAAGATCGCGTGAAGCATCTTCTCGTTAAAAAACAGAATCCTGAAGTAGAGGTTAAATTTTTGTTTGCCAATTCGCGTAAAAAAATTTACAAAGGATCAAAGACTACCCATGCACAGTGGGCCGAAAAGAATGGTTTTGAATGGGCAGATCAAGTTCCCCCAAAGGAGTGGACGAAATGAGTGAAGATGGTTTTGTATACAACAAAGAAGAAGACGCTATTCCTGATGATGTAAAACGTAGAATAGAAGAGGAGTCTTTTGGATTAGTGGAGGGACGATTATACATCGTTCTTGATAGCACAAACAATGAAAGTGTAAATGTTCGTTGTTATGATACTACAAACAAAGAAGAGATCAGCCCTGCACATGTTATGTGTCACGGTATGGTAGAGATTATGAATAGTGAAAATGATTATGTCCTATCAGTAGGACATGAAATAGTAATGAACTATTTAAATGAGGCAAAACAAGAGAATGAAGAGGTTAATATTACTGCACAGGACTTAGGCAATAATATTATAAAAGTTAATTTTGGTAGTAAGCATTAGGGAGGGAAGCATGGATAGAAGTATTTTATTAAAAAAAGCTGCAGAAATTATTAGTGGTGAGCGCAATGAAAAGTATGGTCCCGCAGAGGAAAACTTTAAATATATTGCAGAGTTTTGGTCTATTTATCTTGGTAAAGAGATTAAATTAGTAGATGTTAGTAACATGATGATACTAATGAAAATGGCTAGAACCATCAATGATAAAAGTCATATTGATAACTACTTGGATACTGCAGGGTATGCAGCATTAGCTGCAGAGGTCGTAGACCATGATCTATAATGATATCACCATTAGTCCTGAAAGAGATGACCTTTTTGATGAGTTAGGCAAGGTAAGACTAAAAGAGTCTTACATGATGGACAATGAGATATCTCCACAAGAAAGGTTTGTATATGTTTCAAAATCTTTTAGCACTAATGAAGAACATGCTCAACGACTTTATGAATATTCTTCAAAACACTGGTTATCTTATTCTACTCCTATATTATCATATGGGCGTTCTAGGCGTGGCCTTCCCATTAGTTGTTATCTTAATTATATCCATGATAGTGCAGAGGGGTTAGTTGATAATCTTAGTGAAACTAATTGGCTCAGTATGTTGGGCGGTGGTGTTGGGGTTGGTTTTGGTATTAGGTCTAGTGACGATAAGTCTACAGGCGTTATGCCCCATCTCAAGATGTATGATGCATCGAGCCTTGCCTACAGACAAGGTAGAACTCGTAGGGGTAGTTACGCTGCTTATCTTGATGTTAGCCATCCTGATATTCTTTTATTTCTTGAGATGAGAAAGCCTACTGGCGATCAGAACTTTAGATGTCTTAACTTGCATCATGGAATTAACATAACAGATGAGTTTATGCAGTTAATAGAAAACTGTATGACTAACCCTTATGTAGATGATACATGGGAGCTAAAAGATCCTCATAGCAACAAAGTTTGTGACATAGTTTCTGCAAAAGAACTATGGCAACGTATTCTTGAAATGCGTATGCAAACAGGTGAGCCTTATATTCATTATATAGACAGATCAAACGATGCTCTACCACCATGGTTAAAGCAGCGTGGGCTAAAGGTGCATCAATCTAATCTGTGTTCTGAAATAATATTACCAACTGATGCAGATAGAACAGCAGTTTGTTGCTTATCTTCTGTTAATTTAGAATACTTTGATGAGTGGTCTAAAGATAAAAGTTTTCTTATAGACATGTTGGAGATGTTAGATAATGTTCTGCAAAAGTTTATTAATGAAGCTCCTGATAGTATTAGTCGTGCTAAGTACTCCGCTATGCGCGAAAGATCAGTGGGCGTGGGAGCGTTGGGATTTCACGCATACTTACAAAACAGAAACATTCCATTTGAGTCAGCGGTGGCTAAATCAATTAACATGCGAATGTTTAAACATATACGAACAGAACTTGATCACGCGAACAGAAACTTGGCCTTACTTAGAGGAGAAGCACCTGATGCAACAGGGACAGGACTACGTTGCAGTCACGTTATGGCAATTGCACCCAATGCTTCAAGTTCAATTATTATGGGAAACACATCACCTTCAATTGAACCTTGGAGAGCCAATGCCTACCGCCAAGATACGCTTAGTGGTTCCTTTCTAAATAAGAATAAATTTCTTGATAAGCTAATCAAAGATAAATGCAAGAAAGACAGAAAGTTAAACTATGACCGCATATGGTCTAGCATTATAGCCAATGATGGTTCCGTGCAACATCTTAGATGCTTGTCACATGAAGAAAAAGAAGTATTCAAAACTGCAATGGAGATTGATCAAAGATGGGTAATTGAACATGCAGCGGATAGACAACAATACATAGATCAATCACAATCTTTGAACGTTTTCTTTAGACCAGACGTAGATATAAAGTATCTTCATGCTGTACATTTCATG